GGCGGGCGCTTCGAACCGCATCATCTCGATGTTGCTGACGCATTCTGGCGTCGGCACCACCGCCTAACGGAAAGGATCTGACGCTATGCCGCTCCCGTCCCCACAACAGGTACACATTGATGTACCGTTGTCCAATCTGTCCATCGCCATCATGCAGGACGAGGCTGTGTTCGGCGTGGCGCGGCAGGTCTTTCCCGACGTGCCGGTGGACAAGCAGTCGAACAAGTACTACGTGTGGAAGCAGGAAGACTTCTTCCGCACCGATGCGCTGAAGCGCGCCCCGGGTGCCGAGTCGGCGGGGTCCGGTCTGAACCTCTCGACTAGCACGTACTACTGCGATGTCGTGGCCTCGCACTTCGATATCGACCACCAGACGGCCGCCAACGTCGACGTGGCGCTCGATCTCGATCGCGCCGCGGTGGCGAAGGTGACCCGTGACATCCTGATCTACGAGGATCAGGACTTCATGACCAAGTATTTCGGGACGGGCATCTGGGCGCACGACACGACCCCGGCGATCACCTGGGACAACGTGAACTCGACGCCGATCGAGGACATCCGCGCCCGGTGGTACGTGATGCTGTCGGCCTCTGGCTATGAGCCGTCCGACCTGACGCTGGGCCCGAACGTCTACAAGCGGCTCCAGGACCATCCAGACATCCTCGACCGCATCAAGTACACGCAGACCGCGATCGTCACCAAGGATCTGATCGCGTCGGTCCTCGACATGAAGCGGGTGAACGTCCTGTTCGGCGTGAACAACAGCGCGAATGAAGGGGCGGCGACCGGCACGTTCGCGTTCAACGCCGGCAACCATGCCCTCCTGAGCTATCGGCCGAGTGCGCCGGGCCTGATGGTGCCGTCGGCGGGCTACACGTTCATCTGGACGACCCCGCAGAACAACGCCTTCCCGATCGCGATCGCCCGGATTCCGATTCTGTTCCGGAAGGTGGAGCGGATCGAGGGGGAGACGGCGTTTTCGAATGCCGTGACGGCGAAGGTACTGGGCGAGTTCCTGAGCTCTGCGGTGGCGTCGTAATGATCGCCACGAAGGATTTTCGCTACCACGACTTCCAGCACGGCCGGAGCGTGGAGGTGCAGGCGGGCGAGGAGTTGGATCCGAGCCTGCTGCGCCGCAACAAAGTGGATATCGAGAAGTTGGCACGGACGAAGTTCATCGAAGCAGGGGGGAGTACGTCGAAGCCGGCCAAGCGGCGGATTCGGCAGCCCAAGTAGCTCAACATGGGGCCGAGTGGGTCATCCTCGGCCCCCTACCAGAAGGTGACATCCCATGGGGCAAGAACTCCGGCGCCGGCCGATTGATTCGGCGGGCTTCAATACCGTCCTGCCGCGGACTTCGACGGCGGCGATCATCGCCAACCGCGTCGTCAAGATCCTCGCGTCGGGCAACATCATCCATACCACAGGCTCCTCCGGGCGACTAGCCCATGGTGTCGCCCTGGCGGGTTGTACCGCCTCCGGGAAAGGCGTCCCCGTCCAGTTGACTGGGGTCGTGACGGTCGTCGCCTCGAGCAGGGCGATTGCGAACGGGGCACCGCTGCGCGCGACGTCTGGGTCAGCCTCGACCGCCACCTTCCTGGGGGGGACTGTCCGGGCAGCGACCGTCGCGATGACGACCGCGTTGCCCATCCGAGCGAACATCGTCGGCGTCGCCCTCTCGTCCTGTGCAGCGGGTGCGACGAAGCGGACGATTCAGATGCTCATGGCGCTGACCGTCAACAACCCGGCGCTCACATGAGGAATCACGGCCGCCCCGCAACCCATGGGTTGCGCCTGCAAGCCGAAGAGACTGGCCCCCAGTGGACCCGGACGCGCGAGAAGTGCGCCATCCTGGGGTTCACCCAGCACAACTACGAAGCCCCGTGGGGAGACCCTGATTGGGACTTCAAGGGCCTGAATGACCTCCACTCGACCTTCCAGCAGTTCTGGCCGGCCGACAAGGGCGATCCGTTCCTGTCGGGCCAGATCAGTTGGTATCAGCTCCATTGGCGCCAGGCCGATGGGAACTATCCCGGCGCCCGGGATCCCCAGCATACGAAGTGGCTGGCGGATCAGACCATCACCCCGATCTGGATGTGGGAACATGACCCCCTCATCCCGGCGAGCTGTGCGTTCCCGATTGACGAAGTCCTCACGAAGGCGATGCTCCCGACGGGGGAGCCGCTGTCGCCGGAAGCCTACTACAACAACTCCATTTCGTGGATGATCGCCCACGCGATTGTCCAGGGCTACACGACCATCGGGTTGTTTGGCGTCGACATGGCGATGAACGGCATCCACGGGGAATCCGAATACGGCCACCAACGGCCGTCCGTCGAGTACTTCATCGGCGTCGCCCGGGCGTTGGGGATTCGGGTCGTCATGCCTCAGCAATCGGAACTCCTGAAGGCCGCCTATCTCTACGGCTGGGACAACAAGATGCACTTCCGCCAGAAGCTCCTGATTCGGTTGGAGGAATTGGATCTGTCGGAAGCGCAAGCGGTGGATCGCTACGAAGAGACCAAGCGGGCGATGTATCAGATCAAGGGGGCTCTCCAAGTCTTGAAGGGCGAGGGCCTGGCTGAAGTGCTCGGGAAGCTCAAGGCATCCATCCCCCCCGCGGACTTGCAGGCGGCCATTGCCGGACTGGAGCAGGACGAAGCGACGGCGACGGTCGAGAACGAGAACGCGAAGCGCGGCCTCTACGAGGTCCGTGGGGCGAAGAACAACTGCCGCTGGTCGCTTGGGAACTACTTCGGGGGAGAAGGCCCGCTTCAGGATGTCTACCGGGGCGAGAATAGTCTTGTCCTTCGGACCGCTGCGGACGTCGCTCCATCGGATGGGAAAGCCACCCCCACGAATCGGATTGCCCTGATGGCGCCGCTCCTCGCGTTGCGGGACACACCCGTCAAGGAAGACTAATGCGCCACGACACGCCGACCCTCGGTCCCCTGCTCCTCTACGGTGGGGCGGGGGCACTCATCAGCACGGGCAACTTTGCCGCGAAGAGCACCGGCAAGCCCTTTTCGACCGCTGCCGGGGCGATCAAGATGATTCCCCTCCGGGGCGTCTACGGCCGCTATGGGGTGCAGGTGCAATCCGCCAGCACCGTCGCGACATCGAGTTTTTCGATCCGCGTGATTGGGAGTCTCTCCAGTGCCAATCCGCAGAAGCTCGGGAGCTCCAAGTTCACGGCCCTGGTGACGGCGACGAGCGCCAACCAGAACGGCATCAAGTTCTCGACGAGCATCATTCCGGCGAGTTGGGTGGGGATCGCGTCGAGCAAGTTCACCACGGCGGCGGGCCGGGCGGTGACGATTCGGCTCGTCTGCGTGCCGAGCTAAATGACTTGGACGTATACACGAGCCCCGAGCACGGGCACGAGTGGGGGCCGCCGGGACGCGCTCCGGCTGATGCTGAATGACCTGACGAGCGCCCGACCGCTCCGCCAGGATGAAGAAATTGCCTTCGCTCTTTCACAAGAGAATAACAATCTGTATCTTGCGGCATCGTGGCTGTGTGAGTCGCTCGCGGATAACGAAGCCGTCGCCGCACGGGTCGGGGATTTGAGTATCGGCGGTGAGAAGCCCACGAACTATCGGGCCGCTGCGGTGGCGTTTCGGATGCTCGGGATTCGTCAGGGCGTGAAGGGCGTGATGCCCGCGATGAGCTCGGGCGACAAGGCGACATACCGGATGGATACCGATCGGGTGCAGGAAATCTTCTCCCGCGGGATGATGACCAGACCGGGACAGCCGGTGGGCATTGAGGGCACGGTCTCGACCGCGCTGACGACATGACGATCCAGGCCCGGTTCCTGGACCTGATGCCGCAGAAGTTGGTCATTACGCCGTTCCGGCGAATGTCCACGGATGGATATGGGAGCCCGACCTACACGACTGCGCCCACAACCTATCGGGGCCGGATTGTCGCCGCGGCCGAGATGGAGTTCAAGCTCCAGGGCCAGAGCGTGACGCCCACGCATCTCGCCTGGCTCGCGACGACGCAAGCGATGGACCCGCGGTCGCGGTTTCAGTACGCGGGGACGACGTACCGGATTCTTCGGGTGGAACGGCCGTCCGATATGGTCGGATTGCATCACACGAAACTGTACCTGAAGGGCGGCTGATGCTCGAAATCACCGGGGCGGATCGGGTGAAGGCGGCTATGCAAGCATTGGGGCCAAAGGCACGGCTTACGCTTGACGCCGCGCTCTACCAAGAGGGAGAGCGGATCATGACGGAATCGAAGGCCGTCTATGTCCCCGTCGATAGTGGGACGCTCCGTGCATCGGGCCGTGTCGATCCGCCCATCCAAGAAGGGCCTGTGACTCTTGTGACGCTCGGCTATGGCGGGGCGGCGGCGCCCTATGCGTTAGCAGTCCATGAGAATCCCCGGAGCGGGCATACGGGGGGGTTCTCGCCGTCTGGAAAAGCGTACAAGCACTGGGCGAAGGTGGGGGAATGGAAGTATCTCGAAACGCCCTGGAAAGCCGCCGCGGCGGGATTGCTGGATCGGTTGGCGAACCAACTGGAACGGGTGCTTCGTGTTGGTCGATGAGATCGCGAGTTTCCTGGTGACGCAAGGGATCGCGACGGCCGGGTCGACCGCTTCGTGGTGCGTCGCGAAGCAGTATGAGCCCGCCTCGCCGGATCGCGTCTTCACCGTCGTCGAGACGGGCGGCTTCCCGAACGAAGGATTGTCGACGGGAACGGTTGATCGGCCGACGTTTCAACTCCGGGCACGCGGTCCGGTCGCTGGGAATACGACGCCCTCGGCCTCGACGGCCCGGGTGAAGATCGAGACGGCCCGGACGGCGTTGGAGGCACAGTTGAACACGGCGGTGGGCGGCTGGCAATATCTGCACATCAAGGCGAATCACCCCGCCATGTACTTGGGGCGGGATAACACGATGCGGGATACCGTGGTGATCAACTTCACCGCGCTCCGGTCCCGGACGAGCTAGGGGGAAACGATGGCGACGAAGGCAATTACCGGACGGGCGGGCTCGCTCTACTGGAGCACGAACCTGGGGGCGGCAACCTCAGCGATGACGAAGGTTGCGGAACTCCAGGACTGCACCTTCACCGTCAATCGGAAGACGATCGACGTGACGAGCCACGATAGCTCCGGATTCCAGGAGAACCTCTACGGGATCCAGGATACCAAGCTGTCGGGCAAGGTGAACTATTTCTCGACCTCGGCGTCGGCGCGGATTCCCGTGATGCAGATCATCTCGAATAGTCCGCTCAATCTCCGGTTTAGCGTGGCGTCCAGCACGTCGAAGACGACGCATCTGTTCGTGCAGACGGGCCTCGTGACGCGTTTCGAGCATTCTCTACCGACAGATAAGCAGATCGTCGGGACGATTGAGATGGTCGGGACGGGCGCCGTCACGAGGACGTCGTAATGGCCGTCCGAGGTGTCCCACTGGTGTTGGGAGGCAAGGACTGGGTGCTCCGCTGTACGCTCGGAGCGATGGCGGCGGTCGAAGATCACGGGACGACCTGGACCGATGCCTTACAGCAACTCCAAGGCGCCCAGCCGTCCATGCGGGCAGCCCAACTCATCATCTGGGCGATGCTTCAAGATGCGGACCCCGGCCCGAGTCTCCGGGAAGTCGGGTCGTGGGTCGATCCCGAGAACTTCCCGATCGTCTTGACCGCCGTTGGGGATGCGTTGCGGGCCGCCTTCCCCGCCGACAAGGGTGGGGGCCAACGCCCTCCGATGGGGCGTGGGACTGGGACGCGCTCCAGCGTCTCGCCTACGGTCCCCTTGCCCTCGAGCCCCGTGCCTTCTGGCGTCTGACGCCCCGCGAGCTCACCCAGCTTGCGGAGGGCTATCGCTGGCGGGAGGAGCGGCTGTATGAACGGATGGCGTGGATGACGGCCTACCTTCTCAAGCCCTACGATAGCGAGGGCGTCGTCACCCCTGCCGCCTTGCTTGGGAAACCGTCCGGCGATGCGGCGGAGATCGAGCAACTCACCGGCCTGACGTCTTCCCCCGAGCCCGGCTACGACCTCGTCATGCGGAAGCAGGCCAGTCGTGGCTG